AACTGTTGCATATTTAACTTACCAGAGGAAGACAGACGACCACTGGTAGTTCCATGAAGATTGAAATTAGTACGCAGTCTGTTATCTCTATCAAGCTGCGGAATAATCTTATCTAAGTAAGTGTTCTTGATTTTAGACTTTTGTCGTATTTCAAGGATGTGCTTAGGTACTGGATGTTTTCTACTAAGTTCTTCCAGAACTTCTGCATCGGTAGAGTTTGCACCTGTGCCAGTCTTTTTGCCTGTAGGCTGTAAGCCGATATAGTCAAAAAGAAGTGCACGAAGTTGTACTGTACTGTTTGCATTGAAAGGTTTACCCTGAGCAGCTTCAAACTTACTAATTTCTGGTACTTTGTATAGTTCCTCGATAGCAACATCGATGTTGTCTTGCATAAGCTCCTGAGCAATAGACAAGCGTGATGGGTCAAACGGAACACCGTTATCCTGAGTAGTTAGAAGAAATCTAACACCCGGAATGAGAATATTATCGTATACCCACTTTAGCTTAGGGTTTTGCTTAATTTTTACAAATTTTTCAAACAGAGCAAAAGTACAGACAGCATCCATAGCTGCGTAAGTTTTCATAGTATCAAACGGAATCATGTCCCAAGTGAAACTTGCTTGGTTCAAACCATTAGCTCGCTTATGTTGATCTATCCAATCATACATAGGCTTTTCGTAATCACCGTAAGGTGTAAACTTAATAGCTAACTGCTTGAGACCATGCCCACCAGGGTTTTCATCAATTAGATAATGCAGTAACATAGTATCTTCGAATTTAGGAAAAACGAAGTTAAAGTGATACTGGAAGAACGCTAAGTCGAACTTCGAGTTGTGGAAGATAACTGTGCGATTTAGGAATAATTCGCGTAGCATATCTTCTATCTCTTCGTCAAAGCAATCTGTATCTATATAGACCCCGCTGAGACCGTCATACGACATAGAGATGCCGATAACATGACCGTTGCGAGGGTATAGACCAGTAGTCTCTGAGTCAAGAGCAATATATTCACCTTCAGCATCCATAGCACCACGAATCCACTTCTTAGCTTCTTCAGTGTCTTGTATACCTCTAGCGATAGTTTCGTCAATGATTACATCTTCGATCTCGCCGTTGATGTAAGCTATGATACTATCTTTGGATGATTCCCAAGTCTTACGAGCTTCTGGCTTGAAGGCTAGCATAGCTGGGTTAATCACAGGCAGGAATTTACCTTCTACTTTCTTACCAGAATATTCCGTGACTGAAGTAATTTTTGTAAAGTATTTCAGTGCATCACTACCTACTAGAATAATCCATTCATAGGCATCTGTATCTATAGAGATGTCACAGTCTTTTTTCAATACTTTTTTAAGTGTGGGATCGGAACACAATTGGTAACGATCAAATTCGAAAGCTCCTTCAAACTCTTTTTGAAAGTCTGTACGGCTTGATTTAGTTTCTACTAATGCAACTTTAGGCATATAATTTTCTCTTTAGTCCAGTTACTTGAGATTGGGTAAGTGCTCCAGGGTCAGTCTCTTTGAGATTGATATTCCTAGATNCGAGACCAACTTTCTCGCACATTACCTTGATGTTTTGTGCAGCTTTCTGTCCTGCTTCGTCACCATCAAAGAAGACAGCTATCTTAGAACAGCCCTGCATAGAGAGCATTCTTAGTTTGTCTTCATTGATATTCATTGTGCCGAAACAACACACTGCATTGTCTAGTCCTTTATCATGTAAGTTGATTACATCATAAATACCTTCTACTAGAATTATTTCTCCCATGCGGGGAAATACCTGTGGAAACAAGGGCAGCTTTGCTCCTGGTGGTGTAAATTTATACTTAGGAATACCACTAGCGGTATGTCTACCTTGAAAAGCTACTATCTTTCCAGAGATATTTCTAATAGGAAAGTTAATCCTACTGATATAATCTGGGTCTGTATGTTCAAACGCCTCAAACTTTCTATAAGTTTTAGGTGTGATGTTACGCCAATTGCCTACATAAGGCATATGGTTTTTCGGGAAGGAGAGGCCGACAGACTCTGCTTTCTTCTCCTGGATCTTACGCTTCATTGTCTCTCTCTTGAGCTGAAATCCAGAGGCTGTCTCTCCAAAGAACGTAAACAAGTTACCTTTGTATTCACAAGCAAAGCAGTTGAATCGACCATCAATCTGGTCAATTCGCATACTAGGATTACTATCATCATGCTCAGGGTTCAAGCACTTAACAACAAAGTCTTTACCTTTAGGGATGAAAGCAATCTGCTTTTGATTTAATAACTCTTCTACGTTCATTTACTTACCGATATGTTCTATGTCGTCATTAGGAATAACTTGGTATGTACCCTTGTTGTAAGGAATACTAATCGTATAATTACTACTAATATCTTTCTTGAATTGTGCATCCTTGTCTTTCTGCATCTCTGGNGCTGGAATGAAAGGAGCTGACTTGTGCTTNTGCCAGACAGGGTCTATAGCGAATACGCTGTCTGCTTTTACTTTTAGAGGCACGAAAGGTGCTTTTGAACGTGATTTATACACTCGCTTTTTCCTTCTGCCTGAAGTTGTATGTGACATACTTCCGTGAATAATCATATGCTTCCTCGATTGTGAGAATGTATATTATACTAGATTCAGCTAGAAAAGTCAAGAACTATTTAGAAGGCGACATCATCAATATCTTCGTCTATCTTGTGTTCTGACACTTCTCTCTCTGCAGGAGACATGGCAGACTCTGGGCCAATCTTCATTGTTTCCCAGTCCATCTTAGATGTAAAAGATAGCTGAGCAGCGGAACGCATTTTCATACAGTTAAACGTGATACAAGCATCTTCGTGGTCGTATGTTTCTAACGCATACGCCGCATCTGCAGCATCAAGAATACCCTTTGCAAAACGCGCTTCGCCACTAGCGTCAGTTTGATAAGGAGATATGACAGTACATTCGTACTCTTGTGCCATACTCTTTAAGGCTTTGCTTACTTCTATTTGTTCAGTCCAATCATACTGTCCAGAACGAGATGGAATAGCGGAGCGTTTCACTTGGTTAATGTAGTCTACCAAAATAACCCCGACGTTGAGAGCTTTCACTTTCTTGTCCAATTCGGCCTTAATTTTTGCCAGAGTAAGGCCTGGATCATAAATTACATCCAACTGCTGAGTTGGGAGAAGCTCAGTAGTAGTTGATAAGTTATGATGAAACTTCTCGAAGTCGCGGTGTTCTCGGTATTCCTCTAAACGATCTTGACCATTCGTATAACGACTAGCCCACCAACCCGCTACTTTTTCCCATTCTGTTACATTAAGATTTTTCGTGCGCAGACGAGAAAAAGGTATTCCCGTTGCAATAGAACATACTCTCTGAAGGATTGAACGGCTATCCATCTCAATAGTGAAATACATAGCCGAACGACCGCTCTCAAAGACAGTATGAGCAATATTTGCACAGGTAAGAGACTTACCTGCCCCGCGACGACCACCAAGAAGAACAAGATCTCGGGGAGAGAACTGTATCTGGTAGTCATACTCGGAGTTTAGTCCGAGGGGCAAGTATTTGCCAATCTCTTCATCATTCTCAAACAGTTGAATACGTTGCATACTCTCCTGCGGTAGTTCTAGGTCAACTTTCTTTTCGACATCTAGAACGATCTGATGTAAGTGTGCTACTGATTCTTCTGCATCTTCAAAAGCTACAGAGTTATCAATATAATCCTCTAGGGAATCTAAGATTTCCTTTTGGGTATACTCGTTCTTGAGATATTGTAGCAGCATAAATGCATCTACATCAACTTCCACGCTCTCGATTGCATATAGCTTTTCGACAGTCGCAGAGTCGCGTATCTCAAACTTCAAGTCTTCAAAGGTTGGTAGGTGGTGAAACTTATCGTAATGCCTATCAATTGTGTTAAACACAGTATGATACTCTGTAGGCAAATAATCCTTACGAACGGAACTCCAGGTTTCGAAATCCTGTAACGTAAGTACTTGCTTTATAAGCGCACTAGCAATATTCAAAGTAACTCCCAACCAACCAAAAAGCAGCAGCTATCTGGCAAAAGATAGCTGCTACCAACTTATTTACGAAAGATTAGCCAGCGGCTTTTTCTTTCTTCGCAGCACCGTCATAGTCGGAAGCAACCAAGCCACGACGGGTCAACATAGTCTTTACACCACGAGCAGTCTTACCAATATTTTCTGCAATAGCTTCCACTGTCATGCTTGAGATATCACCCAAGTCTGCTAATGGATCTTCTTTTGCTGAACCTTTGGTATGTTCCTGACGAGGAATACCATCAATGTCACCAGAGCGAAGCAAGCTAAGAGCTTTACCACGTACTGAGTTTACACTGCGGTCTAGAGCGTCTGCGATCTGCTCAACGAAAGCACCATCATTAACCATTGAAACAAAAGTTTCCTCTTCTTCAGGGCTATAGGTACGGACGGCTTCTACTTTAGGAGCAGGCTTAACGTGATCTGTCAGTTCCATAGAAAGAATCTTTCCTTGGATTGACTTAGCAGAGAAAGCGCCTGATTCAAAGTTATCAGCGATTTGAGCATAAGTATATTCACCACTGTTGTCAGACACGAATGTCTGCAAAGTAGCTTCTTGTGCTTCTGTGAAAGCACGGGCAGAGGAGGCTGACGCCAGCTCTACATCAAAACCCATCTTACGCAGTTTGCTAGAAACTGAACGGGTTGAGGTTTCAAGACTTTCTGCTGCTTCTGCAACAGTTGCTTGAGAAATAGGTGTTTCGCTACCGACAAAGTTTGTCAACTGTTCGGTACGTTCTTCGGTCCACTTAGGCAATGCCATGTTTTTACTCTCCAATAAAATCTTTAAGATTTTCAATTATAGTTACGCCAGATTGTCTGGCTTTAGTTGTTTTTGCTGATTCTACGCCGCTCTCATTTACGAGTATAGTCACTTCTTTGGTCAGGGAGCCTACGACTCTATATCCTGCATCTGATAGTGCTGTTGTTGCGTCAGCTTTAGTTTTGAAACTCTTTAGTCTACCACTTATACACACTACACCATTAACACTAACTAAGGGTGACTTCTCTTCAAAGAGAAACGAGTGTGGTAATAAGCAATATACATCTACTGAATCTTCTACCCAATCCATCAAAGAGGCAGTCGCCTTCGGCCCAAGACCTGCTTTCTCGCACATTTCTACGTCTATTTCATCCATATTTTTACATACAGTAGAAAGTTTATCAGAAGCTGTCTTACCAATCAGGGGAATGCTCAATGCTGGTAGCAATAGGTTTAGTGATGCTTTTTTAGAGTTTTCTATCTCGTTGTACAATTTCTCGGCTAGCTTTTCGGAGTTTAATGCAAGTGCGATATCTGCAACAGTTAAGTCATAAATATCTAACACGTTGACAAGCTCTAGTTTAGCTACAGCAGCGGGGCCAAGACCTTTGATTTTAAGGGTCTTTGCAAAGTGTTCTACTTTCTTACTTGATTGGCTACCACAAGAAACATTGCGGCAGTAAAGAAGAGAGTTACTCCACTCAAGATCAGAATTACAGCTTGGGCAATTCGTGGGGGCTTGAATCGAAAACACTAATGGGACTCCTCTGAAATTGAACATATATTATACGAGATTTTAAGGTTTCTGTCAAGAACTATTTTTCCTGAGGTATAACTTAAATTATACACGGCGTACAATACGCGGTATAATTTCTCCACTACGAATAACTTCTACGTTACACCCGATCTCTAACTCTAGTTCTCGAATGTAATCTATGTTATGTAGAGTGGCTCTAGCTACTTCTGCCTCACCTATCGTAACAGGCTCTAGAATTGCTACAGGGCTTACGACCCCGCTCTTGCCTACTTGCCATGTTACATCTAGTAGTTTAGTTACTACTCCTTCCTTCTGCTCTTTAAGAGCAAAAGCACCTCGTGGGTGGTGAGCAGTATGTCCTAACTCTAGAAATTTAGTATTATCGTCAATGCGATACACAGCACCATCCGTAGGGAAGGGGCTGGAATCGAAGTGAGTAACAACACTCATTCCAAGATGCCTCAAGGCACCCATAGTAGACATATAAGTCTCTAAGGTACTTGGGTACACATCGTAAGCTACAAACGTAAGATCTCTACTAGAGAAAATCGATAAGTCTTTCAAGTTCAAAGAACCTGAAGCGTAGTTACGAGAGTTAGGTATACTACTAGGAGCAACAACCTCTCCGGTAATCTGAGTAAAATGTCCGCCGTTAATAACATTAGGTACTAACAACTCCATCTTATCAGTTATATCTCTGCCTACTTTACCGTCACCACGAGTTAAAGCCAACTCTAGGCGTCCGTTAACATACAGCAAAGATACTGCTGCTCCATCGAGCTTGGGGGTACATACACAGTCGTCCACGTTTAACGGTGAATCTTCTATGTCGAAACATTTCTGGAGCGAGTACATTGGGTACAAATGCGGCACACCATCAGTAACAGTATGTCCTACATTACTGTAGTTATACCTAGCCGCTAAACTATCAAATTCATCATCTGATAGCATAGGAGTGCCTGCATAGTACAAACTACTTGCTTTGTCCAAAAAATTCTTCATATTACCCTCAATTCAATATATACTATTATACTAGAGAGAGGGACAAAAGTCAAAGGTTATTTATACATTTCGTCTAAATAATCTTTAAAGAACTCCTCTAGGATGTCCTTACTCTCTGCTAGAGATAGTATTTCGATAAGGCCAGCAAACAACTCTCTTGAATTACTTAAATCCAAGGGCATTGCTACACCTTCTCTTCCTGCTCTCCATTCTTCATCAAAGTCTAAAAAATACTTTCTCACGTGCATATATTCAATACCTCGAAACGAGTTAACTACAAGACGTACTTGTGTTTCTTTTGCTTCATCGTAATGAATAACCTTTTCATACTTAGAGGGGGCTTCGTGGAGTTCCATAGCTATACCCCATTCCGAAGTATAGAGGATAGAGGCACCACGCTAGTGACGCTCTCAGGCTTTAGCAGTCTGTACGAATCTGTATCCCAACAAAAAAGCAAAAGAGTCCTGTCAGATTCTTTTGCCCGATTAGTTTTTGTTTGAATATAGGGGGTACTAAAGTCAATCGTACAAACATTGTACTTTAGTTTTTTCGAGTTTTCACTTCTGTAGGTAATGATAGCATCGCCAAATTCGGTTACTAACTTTGCTAANTCCTCTTTCTTCACAATTACTCCTTAGTAGTAGGTTAGCAAAATTTATTTTGCTGCATTACTCTCTAAGAGAAAAGGTGGCCCCGAAGGGCCAGGAAAGATTTAGTCCTCTGCGTCAGCGGCAGATAGTACACCTGCGAAGTAAACTGCTGCTTTACCAGTCAACTTAGAAATTACATCTTCGTCAACTGCTTTGCCCATGTCTACAATAATTGCTGTAAGTGCGTCTTGTGCTGCTTGCTTTGATACTCGTGTGCCGCCTGTTGAACCGCTAGAAGTACTGCTACTTCCGCTTGCTGCAGGGGTCTTTTTGATGTAAACACCAGCTTTGCTAAGTACCATACGAACTCCGTTGGGAGATTCGTCATATTCCTCAGCGATATCTTTTACGATTTCCATTGATGTTTCGGGGGTAGGGTTTGCGTTCTCGTATGCTTCGATTACCGCTGCTTTCTTATCGTCATCCCAAGCCATGTTTCTTTTCCTTTTAATAGGGTGGTTTAATCCTGGGCAGGTACCCAGTACTTCTCGTTGTTGTGCGTAAAATCGGTCGCCCATTGGTTTCCTCTCTTTATTGACAACTATTATAATTCAATTTAACATTTCTGTCAAGAATTTTTTTCTACTAAGTCATTAATACTGTAGGGCATAACACGCACATTTACATGAAAATAATCTAAAATTCTGTAAGCGTCATACCTATGATGCCCATTAATGATATAGCCATCTTTGTCTACTGTAATAGGCTTAAGTGTCCCTGCTTCTATCTTGTTAATTTTCTTTAGTAACTTTTCTACGCTTCTTTCGCGTTGAACAGACCGAATCTGCACTATAGATAGAACAGTAGTAGGAATATCACTGTCATCCACAGCAGGAGGCGGAAGGCCTCCGGTAGGGGCAGGATCATGCCTAGCGTCTATATAGCTATCACCTTCTTGCTCATACCCCATCCATATCATTCGTGGGTGTACCATTGAATCATTAGTTTCCAAACTAGACTCCTAACCTCTTGTAAAAGTCAATGTACTCATTCCATCGGAAGTAATCCCTGCGTAGGTAGCAATAGTGCAACCCATCATATACTGTAACATTTTCCTGATTCGACATCGTATCTCCTTTGCCATCTGCTAATTGTTTTAGTGCGAATGTCTTCCCACTTGTTATTTTCTATATCCCAAGCTACTATTGTATCTGAGATATCATACTGTTTGATCTTCTTGTCTCCTGCAAGCGTAAACCAGCCCGACAAAGTTCTACCACTGTTGACACTCATATACTCTATNAAAGTGTCTCCGTCGTATAAAGAATCTAGTACATTATCTTTGAAGTCCATATTGCTCACCAATTGTGTATGTTACCTGCTATAATAAAGAAACAAGTAATAAAGTTAACACCAACAATAATAGTTCTAATCATTGCTATTTTGTCTGCTTCGGCATCAGTTGCGCCTTCTTTCTCACCTATAGCCTTGGCCCACAGNCTCCANAAGTTTTTCACTACACCCTCGTTAAATCTACTCCGTACCCGAGCAGATGCTCTAGTTTACCTAGGTCATATGCTGGAGAATATGCGTTGAATCCTCCAACTTCTGTGTTGGAGTATGAACTCTCGCTAGAATCTACTTTCTCGGGAATATAGATTGCATAGCAGGGAACCCCGTAGAGAGGTATATACTTAGCATCATCTAGTCTTCCTTTAATTTCTGCAGGAGCATGATGTGCTGCAGACCAAACTATTTCTTTCTCGGAGAACTCTTCAGCCACACACTCTTCTGGTAGATAAGCATTTTGTAGCCTATCTTCAAGAGAAGCAGGTCTTTGAGGAACTCCAATCCTTTCTAGAATTGCTTTTACGAAAGAAGCAGATCTATACAAACCTTTTGAAATATCACTAACTGTATCGCCTTGTAGGTAGAAAGTAATTGCTTCCTTAATCTCTCCAGGAGTGGCAGCTTTGCCTTTGTTGATAGCTTTTCTTCTAGTAGTATAATTTTTGCGTTCGTTATAGTCCTCCAGAACTTTTGTCAGTCTGGTCGTATTGTATGCTATATTTAGAATCTCGCACGCTTCCTTCTTCGTAATAGCTTTTACTGTAGAGGAGGTCGGATTCAAAAGAGCTATCACTCGCTCTAGATTTGCATCCGTTAGGTTCTCGTAACTTTTCTTCTTTACTCTTGCCATTTTCTAATTCAATCTCCAACTTAAACATTAAACAACATACTGCGTGTGCTAGATGTGACAGCCCGCTTTCTGGGTCTAACTCTTCATCATCTATGTGTGCAAATATGTGCCGAAGTGCACCGGAACTGTATCTATTATGTAGATTGTCTAGCTTCCTCCAATTTTCTTCGTCGTACTTCTGAGCGCCGAAGGTTAATACTTTAGCTACTTCTGTGAGTGCTTTCGGAGGGAGCAAATGCATTTTTGGCTTCTCTCCATCATATTTTATACCTTCCATTTTACAGCAATCCCTTCTGTTTGTCAAACGATTTTTGGAGATCACTATAGCCTCCGATAGGATAATCGTATAAAAAAATCTGCGGATATGTTGTAAACTTAACTTTTTCCCACAGCTCGTCCATCGTAAAATCTGAATCTAATTGTAAGTATGTAAACTCTACACCTTCACTCTTGAGTAAGCGTCTTGCTTTATCACAAAAGATACAGTCCTGTTTTCCATAAACAACATATGGTTTGACTACTCTCATTTTTCTACAAATTCCTCGATCATTGGAAATATGGGTTTCAGGGCTTCAGCACATTCTAGAGCGATATTCTGATGTTCTAGTTGTGTGCCGTTCCCGCTACGCAGTTGAATAAAGTGTACCCAGCTACGAATTGTTCCTGCCATATATAATCGTGATGGAGTGATACCTTCTGGTAAGACTGCTCTGGCTTGTTCTTTTGCGATACCGTTCTTTAACGCCCAGTTATAGGCTGTCATAGATGCGTGCCAAGCATTTCTCTGCTTAGTTAACCATTCTAGATGTATGGGGCCGTCCTCTAGTCGTACAGAATTCTGTCGATTCTTAGGGTCTTGTCCACGAGCTTCTCTGAATGCAGGTATTGGTAACTCATCTACTGTTGCATATCTTTGGCTGAACTCTTGAAATGAGAACGACCTGTGCCGTAGTATCTGTCTAGCAATATCTCTGGTGGTGTCGATTTCCATTGTCACAGATACCATCTCTAAAGGAGACCAGTGTCCGTGTTTAATTAAGTATCGTACTAACTTTTCTGCTGTTTCTTCATTGTTTTGATTCGAAGGGTTTGATACCCTTGCTGCGAATGCTATATCGTTCAATACATCATCGCTAGATTTACTAACTATTCTAACTGCCACTATCTTGTAATCCTTTCGTTATAGTCTGCTTCTGTTTCATCCCACCACTCTGGTTTGTCCCTGTATTTCCAGCTAGCAAATGTTGCTTTGTCCTTGTGATAAAAGGCTCTGTAGCTGGAAATGGGATCATCGGACTTGAGTTCATCGGGCATAGCCTGTGCAAAGGTACTGAGACCGGTACTGGGTAAGCTGATATCAGGTAGCTTGAGTATGACCTCATGCACTGATTTATGTTCTTTACCGTAGCGGTATCTATACTCATCGTTGAGCGCGAGACCATAGCAGAATAACCATTCGTAGTTCTGCTGGGACTGTCTAGCCCATATAGTACAGGGGTGATTGTACATAGTGGGAAGATAAGGAAAGTCCCTAACAGTATTTTTCTTTGCTTCTTTAACAACTGCCCATTCCTCTCTTGTAAGTTTTTGGGGTACATAGCCAAGGTACTTATCTATCCAGTGATTGGTACACAGCATTTGTGCTGCCTCTAAAGGCATCTTTACAATATGCTTGTCGACGTGGTATTCGGCACACTTGTCTAAATCTTCATCTAATATAAAAATATTCATAGTGTGTATTATGACACCTTGTTATTAATTTGTCAAGAATAATTTGATTACAAACTAGCATACATTTTCTAATCTTGACATTAGTCTTTCGGCTCTGTTAGGTACTTGACGATACCATAATGAGTCCCTACCTTCTTTTGCTGCTTCTGCCCAATCTTCTCTGTTCAAAGCTGCGTGCATGTTCTTAAATTTAGATAACCGTGGTCTGCCTAGATTGAACATCATATTTACGAGAATTTCTTGAACTTCCCCNGGCCAATCGTCGAAGTAGTCCTCTCNGTACAGGATTAAACACTCTCGTATGGACGTATGTAAATCTTTCATAAACACTGACTTGACTCGATCGGCGCTAACCTTCGTTCCAACGTCTAATCCAAATTCCTCGTCCTCTTTTGTTATCAGATGGCCGACTCCAAAAGTAGGATATCCCAAATGGTCATTGTAAATTTCATACTTGACTCCTTCGTCTAATTGTAGCTGTTTGTATACGTTATCT